TAAACACGGTTGTTGTTCCACTTGTTCCTTCGTAAGTTCCATCGCTACCTATTGTAAGACTTTTAAACGATACTGCCATCTCACCAGCGGGGTCTCCTCCTTCAGATGCCCCTCTACAATCTATTGTCCCATTACAAGTTACATCTCCATCAACAGTCAATGCTTTAGATTTATTATAAGCTCTAAAAGTTTTACTTGCAGCAACAGTTAAGTCACCTGCTAAACTAACTCCATTCTCCCAATATACTGTGCCATTTGATATAGTTAAATCGTGTACTCTACCTGATGTTGAACCTGTATTATATTCTGAAGCACCACTATATGTTAAAATTAAATTTAAATTAGTTCCTATTGCTCCATTAATATCCACAGACTGATAATGAGAACCATAAGAAGCATTACCTTCACTATTTAGTGTAAGTGAATAACTGGCGTTGCCTGTAATGGTCCCACCAGAATTAACAACCAAACTTGCTATCTCTTCATTACCATCAAGAGTTACTGCTGCACTACTTGGTATAATTGCGTGTTGGTCTGTTGCTGGTTTTACTCCACCAACCCAAGTTGCACCTGTAGACCAATTAATATCTGCTTCAGCCATTAGGCCACCTCACTTACGAAGACAATTTCAGAGTATATAGGAGAAGCCATTCACTAAACTTGCTCCCCATAAACAATTACTGTAAGATCAGCACCGTTACCAGTTGCCCTTACACATAAATGTCTGAGTGCTGTAGTTGATATTGCCTTAAGTGCATTACTGCTAGTACCTACGCTTATATCATCTCCAACTTGTGTCCAATCAGATCCACCTTCGGATCCTGGACTGTCTTTCAATGATCCATAAACCTTAGCAACTCCTGCTACTGCACCATCACTATTGAAGATCTGGATTGCATATCTGTTAACCAAAGCACAATCAAATTTATCCAATACTGTAGTTTCAGATCCTCCCACAGCTGTTTCCGTATTAGAAAACGTCATTGCTGTGCGTGTCATATCTAGTCTTTTGTTTGCTTTAACTACTGTTGATGCCATTAATCAGCCCTCTTAGACTTCTTGAGTCCTTTAGGCTTTTTAATAGTATCGCACTCACAAACGTCTTTGCATTTGTAAGAACGCTTTGGGCACTTTACTTTTTTGGGTTTGGACTTAGCAGGTTGGCTCCTAGGTTTAGAAGGTTTGACGTGTGTCTTAATCCCTCCCCCAACTTTAGGGGCAGAGTTTCCTTCAACCGAAAAATCTCGGTTTCCTTTAAGCTCTTTAGCGATCCTTTCACTTTCAACTTCAACCGTTTGGTTGGGTCTGAAAGTAATCCAGCGCCCAGTAGGTAGCCTGCGGCGAGTGTACCGATTCCCATTATAGGTGATCTTGACCATTTAATTAGTCCTCCAATCACTCTATGCAGTTAAGTCTCTGATACTACCGCTGGTGTCTCTTCTGTATGCTACTAATTCAGCCGCTGTAATGAATGCATATTCTCTACTGAGAACTTGCCTTACTGCCAAATTGGTGTTGTCTACATAGGTTGTTGGTGCTGCTACTCTCATAGCTAAGCTTGCCATATCTAATAGATAAATTCTAGATCCACCGTCTTTTGGAACGTGTTGTGATAGGAATATTGGTATTCCATCGTATGCGCCAACACGTGAATCGAAATTCAAACCAGCTTCTCCAGTAACGCCATTCATGTTAGCTGCTCCACCGTTTGATAATGTATAATGGCCTGCACCAGTTGATGCTTGCATTAATTGTTTTAGATTCTGGTATGTATCATAACCTGTTAGAATAACTAGATCGTTGTAGTTTACTCCGTTCTCTAATAATCCTGCAATTCCTGCGTCAATGTCTGCTAATGCCAATGCATCGTTGCTTCCATCATCTGTATAGTGAGTGTATCCTGCGTCAAACCAGGATTCGGTTGAAATGTTTTGACCATACATATCACAGTCAGCTTCATTGTTTGCTGGGGATTGTGCATCAGTTACATAAGCTAAAGATGCAGTTGCCCTATCTAATGATTCTAAATTATTTGCTGCTGTTCCATCTCCTGTTTCAACAGATGTTAATAGTTGTTGATCGATGTAGAAAGCGTGTGCTTCTCCATGCTCTTTTCTCATAAATGCTGCTAAGTTACCAAGACCATCATCAGCTTCGGATAAAATCTCAGCTTTTGAGGACATTTGCCATGGTGTTACAATTTCTTTAAGAGTTAGTGTAACTTCTGCAAGTTCTGGATGGTCAGTTTCTGGGAAACCTAGTCCTTCACCAACTCCAGCAGTTGTTGTAGCTCTTGCTGTTAATGCTCTGAAACCTGATTGTGTCCATGGTTCCTTCTTCAAAAGTTTAAAAACTTCTGACTTAGTGTTCAACTGACTGTAAACTTTAGCACCGAACATGGTATTCAAACCACTTGCTAGGCCACTTGTGTCTATATTATCGTCAGCTTTACTAATGCCGTACCTCTTGGATATTCCAATTGTGCCGCCGTAGTAGGCGTTCACATATTCTTCCATATTCATTCCTGCCATATTTAGTTGTCTCCTATTGTTTCTTCAAGCTCATCCCATGATTTAGAAACATTGTTCCAATCAAAAGATTCTGCTTTAGGACTGTCATTTGCTGGGGCTGGTGTAACCTTTGATCCAGCGTAAACGGATATTCCGTATTTCTTTAATGTTGTAAGTGATTTGTGGATGTCATCAGCTTTCTCGGCTACAGATTTTTCCTCATCATCTGCCTTTTCTTCTTCAGCTTCTTCTTCCTCTTCCTCTTCTTCCTCTTCTTCCTCTTCGGCAGCTGGTTCTTCTTCCATCTTAGCTTCTCCTTCGGCCATCTCTGCCAAATAAGCCATTACTTCCTTGAGTTTACCGAGTGTTTGTTCTAGATCCTTGGTAAGTTCTTCTTCCTTATTTAGATCTTCTTCTCTAACTGGTTCTTCTAACGCTTCTACAGCTTCTGGAGCTTCTTTGATCTCCTCTACTGGTTCGGATTCTTCCGATTTATGCGTTCCGCATGTGCAACTGGACATATCTGTTATGTGGAACCAACAATATATAAAGACTTTTTTAATTTCGGAATCAGCTTTTTACACCACTTGGTCCTGTTGAAGTTCCCATATCTAACCTAAATTGCATACCTGAAGTTCTACCTGTTCCTCCGTCTGGTTTATTGTACGTTTGATCAAACCTTCCTGGGTTATACCATAACTCAGAACAGAAAGCTCTATCATCTCTTACTTCTCTTCTTCCTGGCATATTTTCTATTCTTCTTACATTAGATAAGCAATTCTCAAACCATACTTTACCTGGGGTTTTCTTTTTAGTAATAAACGTACCGAACTTTATCATTCGCATTATATCATTAAGAATATCATTTGATTTCTTAAGTGATTCTGTTTTAACTGTTGTCATAGTTTCTGCTTTGTTTACAAATCTACCTGATTTCTTTAATGTTTTAAGTATATCATCAAGTAATTCATTGGATTTACTGAATCTACGGGCTTGTATGGCCCTTTCCTGCCTTACAGCTCCTGCTCTGGAGTCATGGCAACCTAATACCTTTCGGTCCTTCTTACCAAGCAAACAATATTCCTTACCTCTACGTTCTATTATCTTCTCTACCATTCCCTCTACTTGATCTAAAGTAACTTGAATAGTATCTGACTTAGCTTTAGCCATTGCTACTTGTCTTACCGTAGCTTCAGGGTTGGCAGGATTATCTCCTACCCAAGATACAGACCAGAGATCTAGTTCGTTAATTTGATTGTGGCAACTATCTTCATCACAAACCTTCTCCTGATCCATTGCTTCGCCCCTAATACTACTGGCTCCAGTGGAACCAAATTCTTGAATCTCCTTCCATACTTTATTATGCATGGATAACTTATCATGAATCCCTACTCTAACTTTAACTTTACCTTCTTTAACCTTATATGCTAAAGGAAGTCCTATTGGTTGTTCTTCATGTCTGTATGAATATACTCCATACTTCATATAAAAATCCATAGACTCTTTGATAGTCTCTGTTGGGATCTTATCATTCTGTTTATCTATAACTGGAGAAGAAATGTACGTCTCCATGATTCTATCATTATACCATTCGGGCCTGTAGACTATCCAACCTGTATCGGTCTCGTTTTCTTTAAAGATAGTGCGTACTGCCACAGTACCACTTTAAGATTATTATTATTAAAGTTTTTCACTACTTCGGAGACAGACAGACACCTTCATTTCCACTGGAACTTTTATTATATAAGAAAGACTATATCTTATATAGCTAATAAGCCGTCGAATCGTTCTTAAAATTAAAAAATAAATGTAGAGATACCTTTAGTAAGTTCCAGTGGAAATAAAGGTGTGTGTGTCTATGTAAAGTCCCAATCGAACTCTGCTTCTAATCTTTCAGCTAACATTGTTGCCCAAGTAGATTTGAAATTAGGAGCGTTCTTTACCAATGCTCTTCTAAAATAAGGCCTAGGTTCTATTCCGTTTTTTCTAATATTCTTAGCAATCGAATTAGCCATAGCTGGACCATATCCCAAAACACGATCTGTCCATTCAATAATACTTTCCATAAATGAACCATCTCCTGTAGTTGCCGAATGCGGACCCGTTCCATACTCTACTGCCTCTGCATGTGGAAGTGAGGTCCCTACCCAATATGTTACTAATCCATTAGCTAATTCTCTTTGACCATCTATCTCTACAGCTTGTTTAAGTGCTCTGTCAGATCCTAAACCTTGCGGATATGGCATATTCATTTCCCCAACAACGTTTCCTTTTACATCCAAAGCAGTCTGCTCTATCGCATCTGCTGTAAGTTCCATGATAGCATCTGGAAGTATACTGAAACTATTTTGAACATTGCCTAAATTAGGATCAAAGTTCATAGTTATCTTAACCATTATTTGTAGCCTAATACAGAGTCTATGTCGTCATCCCCGTATTTCTTCTTCCATTTCTTTTCAATAATCTTCTTACCCTTTTCATACATTGCCACTCGCCTTGCCCTATTGATTTGTTTACGAGCCACCCTATCGCCTTGCTTCCATGCTAATTCATTAGTACATCCTTGACAAAATCCATTACTTAAAATATGTACAGACATCGGACCTAATCTACATTTCTTGCAACTTCCGCTCATCTTCCTTTCTCCAATTCTTTTTCTTCATCTGATAAACCATCCCACCAATCCCAAAATTCTTTGTCTTGTTTATCTCTAATTCCATTTCCGTGATGGCCATATTTATCATTAGAAATATAAATTGGTATGTGGTCTGGAATCCTACTCATCTTACCATCACTAAAACCGTCCTTTGATTAGGATGTAATAAGGCTTTTCCCGTAAGTGTGAAATTGTAACTAGCCCCAATTTGTTGCTGTAAAAGAATCAAATCATCCAAATACATTCCTCCTGCTGGGATCCTGCCACTTAACTCCTGGTGTGCACCACAAGTCCTACTGTCATTTATAATCTGTAAACTATATTTGAATCTATCACCTAATGTCTGCTCTGCTTTTGCATATCCTCTAAACCTACCTTCGTTAAACACATTTAACATCTCAGTCCTGGCTACTCTGCCTAACTTCCAAGATTGTGTATTAGCCACAGCCCTTACTTGATCTACCATACTTGCCATTGCAACATTTGCTGCTGCAGCTTCAAAGATAACCTTATTCATTTCATTAGTTAAATCCCTTTCAAAGTTGCCTAAAGCTAAACCCAACGGCCCATTGCTCTGGAGTATTCTAATGTCATCTAGATCGTAATCATCCCGATCATAGGATTTAACTCCCAATCCTGGAGCATCTGCATAAGCTGACCTAGCCCCATTAAGATAAGCATCCGTTATATCGTCCTGTATAGCCTCTCTTAACTGTTTTGAGATCATTATAGTAATGTCCGCTACAGCAGATCTAAGATCTAATACGTTATCTATGCCTTTTAAATTCTGAAACTCTTTTGTTAAGACCGCTCGGAGGTCTCGTAAAGCTCGGTCAATGTAGAGAGATGCTCGTTTGGCTCCCCTTCCTCCAGCGACTCCTGAGAACGCCTTAGAAAATCTTGCCTTACTGCCTCTGCTGACTTCGGTAGTACTAATTCTCCATCCTCCCCTAAATCCACATCAATACCTGCATTCTGGAACTGGGTAATTATCTGTGCCTTTAGATTCATGTTGTTTAAGTATTGAGTTTCATTTCTCTCGTTAATATCATTAAATCGAATAGCCCATGTACTAACTCCCATTAATTTCAATAACGGTTTGAGTAATCCTAGCTCAACACATCGCTGTGTTTCTCTAATAGTTCTGTCAAATATTGTTATTTGTTCTCCTTCTGAATTTAATCCACCTACTCCTGACATGTCACCAACTACTAGCGGCATGACTCCATAGGAAGCGTTAATGTCATTGTTAATTCGATCCATATATGGTAACATCATTAACTCGTCAAAGTTAGGCATGATAGATACAAACTTAGCTGTATTAGATCCTTCCTGACTACTAATAATTGGAATGAAATTAGGATTTCTCCTGGTTTCTTCTGCAATGTATTCTCCTAACCTGTTGAGTGATTCCTCATTGTGTCCTGGAATATCTAAGAACCCTTTAGGTGGCCTCTCTAATCGATACACCTTATTTTGTAATGATTCTATAGCAAGCGCGGTTTCTATTTTCTTAGAAAGACCCATAATTGGTGATTGACCATACAACCTAGCTGTTGAACTATACTTGTTAAAGTGTATAATCTCATCCCGTGCAAATGGTATCTGCTCACCATCTACATCATAAAAGTAAGCCATTGGAACTAACTTAGTGCCTGTGTCCTTATTGTGAGTCCCGCCCATAAACTCCCTACTTAAAGGATCAAACATCTTATCGTCCAAAAACCTGCCAAAACCATCAACGTAGAATCGCATGTGCTTCGCGTCCTCTACCCATAACTCCTTGACTATCTTATCTGTAGTCTCTCCATTATTATTTAAAACTCTATCATAAACTACACTAACCCAACAGTCGTCAAAGATCTCAAGCTGTCTAATTACTGCCTTAAAGAACTCCATCCCCGTTATGTCTGCATTACCGTTAGTTGGATCACGTAATAGCCTTCTAACTGCTGCTTTCTCTTCTGGATCTCCAGCTCCAACCTCTATGTAATCCCACTCTTTTGCTACAGCTTGACTAGCTATTCTAGTTACTACAGTTCGTAAATGTGAATACCTGTCTGCCAACATCTCTAAGTAATTCTGATCTACTGGAGGTAAGATTGCCTCTTTGTATGCAAGATCTGTACTAACTCCTGAATACACTGGAGTTCTTGCATCTTTCATCATATTCTTTTCTAAAAAATCTTCTATTCCTGACTTCCTTACGGGAGCAGGTTTGCTACGGAATCTATCGAGTAAGCCCACGTTTTATCTTCTCCAACCTAGCGTTTATGTTTTTAAGTTTTTGTTTGTTTACGGAGTCTATACTCCTCTTTAACTTACGTGACCAAGAATGTCCTGCATCTCCACCCATGCGCTTCCACATTATATATCCTTTACTTGGCCGCTTCTTATTATCAAAATTCTCACCTTGAGGATCTACATTCTCGTGTCTCCTGTAGTAAGTGTGTATCTTAATTGCAATCGGATGGCTCACTTCTTTTTCATTAATTAACTTGTTGTTAATCATAGCTGTAACCGAACCACCACCATAACCAAATTCTTTGTAAAGCTTCTTACCTAACAAAGCTTCTTTCTTTACGCCGCCAGGTATAGAATAACTCATTGCCTACTACCGTGTCTATATATAATCCTCTTATTGCTAGGCTCTTCTACGTATTTACGCAATACTGGCTCCAATAATGTAGCTGTACTCATGTTCTTTTCCTTCGCTATAATCTGAACTTTCTTCTTAGTTTCGTTAGTGATTCCAAATAATTCCAATCGTGTTCTACCCATTTGTATATGGGAACGACAATATATATACGGATATTTATACTTACTCCTATGCAAAATAATCCCACTTTGTGTAGTTAAGCTTTCGTTTGTGATCTTCATGAATCGCTAACTCACACATCCATAACGCCATCACAGCATCAGGCGTATGTCCTTCGAGCTTCCCATTCTTACCGTAAATAAGTCTACTCAACCCGTCTACTAACTTACGTGTTCCTGGTCTGCTACCTTCTGTGGCTTCTTTATTCCAAGGTATACTGTATTTTTCTTGTTCCATCTTAAGTGCTATAAGTGGGATCCCAACATCATGCCTGTGTTTCTCCCTTCCTGTATTGTGTCCTACCACTGGCAGCCCTGCTAGATCTGACGCAGCATGTACTACAAGTCTCTGATAACCATTAGACTCTACCATAATCTTACTTGGATTAAACCGCTCTGCTAACTCCTTCATACTAACAACCTGAGCCTCTAACCAACCCTGACCCTTAGCATATATCTTTCCTGACCATGAATACAACACCCTACGCTCTTGTGTCGGTTTATGAAATCCTACTATCACATAAGCTGTCTCGTCATTCTTGCTATCCATACCTACCGCAAGATCAACACCCATGTAAGTGTCCCAATCATCATTATTAGGTGCAGGTCCCATCTCCAACCCCTTGTCCAAACAACCATTCAATATCTCGTAAGGTATAACTGCACTCTCTGGGTCCAATG